TTTTTTTTCTCTAGTTTATGACCGGGAGATTATTAGTCCCCCGGTCATATTCATTTAACTAGTCGTGCTTAACAATCCTAGGAGTTACTGTTAATTCCTTTTTAGCAGTCGTACTCGTTGGAAAGTTAACTTCATCGGATTCTACAATAATTTCACTAGCACTAGTAATGGCAGTCACGTGTGCCGGAATAATTACTGAATCTCCGACTTTTAATTCATGGCTTCCACTTCTATCATATGCAATGGGCATAATCTACCTCATTATACGTATGATGGATACCACTTACCTGTGATTGGATTGTAATAAAAGTCCAACAGGCGCGCAACAACAGCAGTTCCAAGAACAGCAATATTACCTGCTGCTGTCCATGTAAATGCTCCAGTCGGAAGCAATGTTATACGTCCTTGAAAGCTCGGGTAAGGAACAGTAATATCAACCATTGCTGCGGTTCCGCTAACTACCGTAACAGGATACGTAAACGTATTCGTTCCTGCTGCGGAAGCTTGTGTATTGGGATTAACAAGTGCATTATCTTTGTTACCCCAGGGACTAATTTCTTGATTTTCTAAATCAGTAAGTCTGCTCATAATTAATACCCCGTTGGTGTAGTAAGACCATAGATATAACCAGCCATCGCGGGATTCTTACAGAATAGATTCCACGTAGCTGTAATGTAGAATAACTGTGATGTTGCAACACCACCGGATGGATCGCGTGTTTCAAAGAACTTACGTCCACCAACCTCATAAAATCCTGCCGGGTGCATTTCCGCGCGCCCCCAGAAAGATTCAATTAAGAAATCAATTCGCGTCATATCCCAGTGAACTGAAGTCATAACAGGCGCACCAGCCATCTGCATTCCATCACCAAAATACAGGTCCACATTTTCTTCTCGTGGCTGTTTCTGAATGATGGAGATTAATTGTGCGGCCTGTTCATAAGCATCCTTTTGTGCAGGATTCATCCATGCTTTTAATGGGAGCTTCTTCACCTTTGACATGCCAATACGATTCATCATCTTATTGACAAGTAAACGTGCTTGTGGGGGCTGAAACGCGCCTGCTGCATTAATACCAGTGCTACGAATTTCTGGATTTGTTACTCTGCTCAATCCTAACCACGTTCCAGTAGAAGCATTACTGTTGTGATAAGGAACACCCTTTAACGTAACAGGATTCGCGCCACTAAGTCCAGAAAGAACAATAACATCTGTAGCAACAATACCAGTAACAGCCGGAGTTAACTTTACGATCTTATTGATAGGATCGTAGAAGGTAATTTCCGTTTCACCAGCCGCCGTGCGGTTAGTAGCAAGAGTAGCATCATATACATTAATCTTCAGACCAAATCGAAGGAGCATCGCTCCAAAGCCATCGGAATTAAGAGTAACTGTATCTACGCCTGATGCTGTAGATACTGCACTAACTGTGCCGAGCACACCAGTTCCAGCCTGCATACAAAGTTTATCTGAGTCAGACCTAAACTGCGGCATTGCATCCGCGACTAATTTCTGAAAAGCATTTACGACAGCTTTTCGCGCAGAGTCAGTGCCCCATTCAGCTTTCTTAGTCCATTCACAAGCATACCTTAAGTTAACAGTATCAACTACTGCCTTATCATACGTTGTGCCTGAACCACGTCCAAGACCACCACCATTAGAATTAAATTGTCCGAAATACCCACCGGGACGTAATTTCAAAGGAACGCGCATATCCCTTTCACTTACAGGAATAGCATTCGCATCCTTATCAATACCTGAAAAGAACGTGTCATCAATCTCGTAGAAATCTTCTACAAGCGGTGTGACATGCTCCATTTCTGTCCCGATGACAGAATTACTTTCCATAGCCGCCATTTATTTTCTCACTTTCAATGTAGGAGCTTTACCTTGCATCATCTCAAGAGGATCAGTCTTACTCCAGTCAATATCTTTAGCGCGCGGACGATCTGTACTTGAAACTTTGCCGTTTGGTGTAAGCCTCACAGGTTTCTTTTCTTTCTTTTCAGCAGGAGACATTCCTGCTTCAGTTAATACTTCTTTACGAATCGTTGATAATAGTCCTCTGGCGCGGGACAGTGCCGCGGATTTTATTCTGTCTTTCCATTCGGGAGTATAACCAGCACGTTTCGCTTGCGACCATAAACTATTCATATTTCTGCCATGATTCTTATCTTTCCCGGCAGCCTTATAAATCTTACTGATAATATCTTCAGTGACCTTCTTAAGAATAAATGGTTTCATGCCACTATCTTTAAGCGATTCACCGATGATGTTATTCAATCTCTTATCTAGAGAATTCTGAAGATCAGTTGTAAAGAAATCTCTCTTTTGAGTTTCAATAGACCTTTCTTTCTCCTCTAGAGATAATTCTTTTTCAGACTTCTTTTCTGTTGGTTTATATCCAACATGTTCATCAAAGTTCGTATTGTTAAATACAAACCAATGAATATTCTTAGCTGAAAGAGCAATATCTTTATTACCACTTTCAGCAGCAAACCGAAGCATTCTTTTAATCTCGGGTGAAATAACTTGGAGATATTTGTCCTTCGAATGTTCTTGTAATGTAGGCAAGAAATTCGCGGCGAACTTATCAAGTACTTTATTCTTATCTAGTGCAGTTATTAAATCGTCAGAACGTCCCTCGTTAAGTTGCGACTCGAACTCGTGAAATGAATCAACAATCGCGGATGCTTCTTTAGCATCGTCAACTGTTGGAAAATACTTAGTTAATTCCTGTTCGCGGAAAATAACTTCACGTAATTCAGGAATCTTCTTTAATAATGTGGCGTCATGTGCCTTTAGCTTATTATAAAGAGATGCTTCATCCTTATCTTCATCTTCATCATCTTCATCTTCTACTTCTTCGTTTTTATCACTATCTTCTTCAGAATCATCTTTATCTCCTGATTCGTCAGACTCAGACTTCTCAGATTCTTTAGTATCATCATCTTCAGTTACCTCAGTTTCTGCATCATCTTTTGTAACATCATCTGGTGTTTCTAAGTTCTGTAACGCCGCTAATTCTCCGCCAATTTCAGTTTCCGCCATTACCGTTCTCTCCCTTTTGTGGCCCGTTATCAGGCGCTGAACCCTGTTGTGCAGCTTGTTGAGCCAATTGTTGTTCCATCATCTGTGCTTCGAGTTGTAAGTGTTCTTGCAAGTGTGTCATATTCATCTGCATTCCAATTTCATCTAGGCCATCTCTTAACGGTCCTTCTAGAAGTGACTTGAGTGTTTCGAGATGAATTGGATTATTATCTATATCGGGATTAATTGGAACATAAATACCTTGCGCGCATAACTGGAATTCCTGTAGCTGACGCATCCGCGAATCCTCACCAGGAATAAAGAACTCATCCAATCCTGTAACCTCTTTCGCAAATCCATAATTGCGTGGATGAAAGAGAGCAGTATTAATTAATTCATTATTCAAACTAACTAATTGTAACCACATATCTTTCTTTTGCGCCCAAGAAGTAGGTAATTGATCTGATGCTTCTGGTTCAACTCTACCGATTTTACCCTGAAGTGATGCTACTCGAATCCAGTTATTAATATAATTCTGACCATCTCGTTTCGTGAATCGTTCATCCTGACCGAGTTCCTTTAACATGTTAGCATATTCAGTCGCACTGCGCGCCTCGAAATCTGCAAAAAAGCTGTTTATGATTTTGTTAATCGTTCCAAGTCTTTGAAGTGCCGCGGCTCTACTTTGTTCATATTCTTTTGCAGTTTTACTTCCACCAATAGAAGGACCACCATAAACAGAAGGATATGAACCCGTGACGAATTGCGCGTCTTGATCCATTTCTTTCGTTAAGGAATCAACTTCTGGCGAAAGAATCGCTGGTTTATTAGTAAAGAATCCTTCTGCAATAGTTTTACCCGGTAATGCTTTAGCTTGAGTCATCATACCGGGCTGCGAACGACTCATGCCATACTTATTAAAATCTAAAACGCGTGGGTCCGCAAATGTTTCAGGAATACCAAATTCTGCCGTTTGAACTTTAATCTCGACTGATTGTGCGCGAATATCTTGTATTATCGCGAGGTTTTCTCCAAGGGGACGAGCATATAAAGTATCTCCCATTGGATTAGGACTAATCGTCCAATGGTCATCCATATTTTCAGGATATGCTGTCATGAATGTCTTATTCACGAATATCGCGTATGCGCCTTCGGGAAATAACTTTAATAATTTCCCTACAAGTATCTCATCATTAAGATACCAAAACTGCCAGGGCCTTACCCACATACATGTAACTGTAGCGGTATTATCTGGCAACTGTTGAAAATAATTAATAGGAATAATCTGAAAATTCAACGATGCGTCATACCATCCTGATTGAAAATCCTGCATGAATACAGAACGTAACATCGCCTTCGATTGTGGAAATTCGAGAAGTAAATATCCGCAATCTTCTGGTTTCTTAGCATACATCGGAACTTTAACATGTTCTAATGAATACAATTCCTGACATACCATACTTTTAGGTGTTTCATCAAATCCTACAACTTGTGGAATCTGCTCATTATTTTCCACAATCTCAGGTGGTCCAAAATAACCACACTGAGGACACTGTTGCGGTTGCATTAGAATTTCAGGTGGTGTATCTTCTGGAACATCCGCAATATAGCCGCATTGTGGACAAGTAACATTAAACTCGGTAATATCAGTCAGAGCGATTCGCGGAGTTTTAATAGTTCCAAGTTTCGGATTAGGATGAAGATAATTATAACCAAAGATTGTTCCATGATTAAACATGATAACAATCATCTTGATTAACTGCATCGCGGCATCGTTATGAAGTTGAAGAAGATCTACGATAGATCTATAAGCACGAGCAGTTTCCACATCATCAGGATTATCAGCGTCGTCGGGATGAAAATAAACAGGAGGAATAGCAACAGATAATGCTGCCACGATAGCTTCGCCATGAGGACGATAGATATTTATGAGACGCGGAGGTATCTCATCTTCTAATTTCGTCCAATCAGGAATTTCCCACGAACCTGAAACGGGATTACGAAATACATCGAGGATATTATTCCAGTAATAATCGAGTCGCGAACAGATATTGATATAGCGCGTGCGAACAGTAATATCCTCATTACGAGCCATCGCGCAAATCTCTTCTAAAGCTTTGCCGATTTCTTCTCTATCTAGTTCTGGTTCCTGCGGAACTTCCTCTTGAATTTCTTCTTGAGGAGCATCAGCAGTAAGTTCAATTATCTCTGGCATCATTCATCTCTTGTCTTGCGCGCTTGATTAGACGTTCTTGCTGATATGCCCATCCTCTTTTTGGTCTAATGCTCTGCATCTCCGGTGTTACATCATCATTATGTTCGACATTATCCTGAGACTTATACAAAATATTCATTAGTTCACGATTTCGTTCTCTTTCAATATCGAGAGCCTCTTGTAATATGGCGATTGCCGGATCTTCGACGAATACTGTGATTTTCCGTTTGCTTGTTCTCAAGAATCGCGCACTGCATGTAAAAATCAGTTTGATCGCCAGATTCATGGAGCTTTTTAGAGATAAGAGAAAGTTTTTCATTTTTACTGAACTCATCTTGAGCAAGCGCGAAATAATCTCGACTAGCATTAAGAAGTATGCGTAGACAATCATAGGGATCGTCACCTTGAAATTCTTTAACATCTTCTATTTTCTTATCATCATAAATACAAGAAGGAATACACTCAGTTAATAGTTCTGTTGAGTTTCCTTCAGGACTTTTACTGAAAATCTGAAGTTTTGGTAAATTTCTTTCTGGCGCTTCCTCTTGAAAATACTTGAGATAATCTCCTAATGCTTCATTACCGTGCATACGTGAAATACGTTCCGCGAGTTCCGTATCGTATTCACCAATAATCTCCTTTGGTAATTTAGGTAATGGCTTCCATCGGAGATATTCATGAACTAATTGTTTACCCGCGACTCGATTTTTATCACCTTCAGTAAGCGCGCATTTAAAGCCCGCATCCGCAAGAGATTCTGCGACTTGTTCGAATATTGTTTGGTCGTGTCCTTGATCTTGAATCGCGGACCAACAAATACGAACGTCTCTTATATTGCTTGTCTCGCCTGCACTAAGTAATGCTAAATCTCTAGTCCACTCTTTAATTTTTACCTTCTTTACAGCATATGTTCGGTATATATAGACTCTTCCATCCGGCGATATTGCGGCCCAAATGATAAAACACCACGCGCTAAATCCCCAATCTATTGCGACTAACTTAGGCCACCATGATGGAATAGCAAACGGTTCGATAATATGACAAGCATTCTCTGGTTCTCCGCGCATGGGAAATGAACGCCATTCATCAAATACTTGTCCTTCAAACGTATACCAATCACCATCAATCATCGCGCGGCGTTCCGCCTCGGACGTAATAGACTCTAACTTCTGGAGATACTTGGGATTCTCTCGAAGAAGATGCGGATTATCTGTTAAGCGCGCGGGAATAAATATTCTTTTTATTCCTGTTCTACTATCACGTATAATTTGTCCAGTAGGAACCCTCTTAAAATGATAAGGATCTACGAATCGTTTTCTGAAATACAAGTGACCGACATTTCCAGGATTACTCCCCCAACGAGTAAATGCCGGTAATCCGCTCCCGACTGGAGATCTGTTACGTCGTAAAGTAAGATATTCATACTGTGTTCCGGTAAATGACGTGGCCTCATCCCAACATATTAAACTATATTGACCTGAGTCATAATTCTTAACATCTTTTTCATCCTTGAGATGACCGAAGATTAACTTCGCACCATTCTTCCATTCCCACCTATGTCGCGTAATATTATAGATCGCGCCTAGAGATGGAAAATATTTTTGCGAGCGCGGTATGATTTCGTGTTCAAGTTCGGGAAATGTTCTTCTAAGGAAAAGTCCTTTATATTGTGGATTCTCATAAAATCTATAAACAGCAGTAAGAAGCATTAGAACATCAGATTTACCAGCACCCACAGCTCCAGCATATCCACCTTCGTCCACATCAAATGGAACTTGGATGAATTCAGCTTGCTTTGGATTCGGTTTCCAGTAATTTTCTAATGCTTCTTCAATTGGCATTTCTTAACTACACCAACTTAACAGGCTGCTTTGTAATGAATCGCATGACGAGATTTAAGATTGTAAAAGCAGCAGCTACTTCTGCGCTATCAGCTTTATGAATCTCAAGAAAACTTAAAACAGTTCCAAGTAAAGATAGACCTAAATTAGCCCAAACAGTTTTACTACTAAAGATTGATTTCGGTTCCATTTATTTTCTCCTATCCACACCAGTTTCTTTATAAAAATGATTAGTTCTAGAATATACTTCTGAGTTGCGAATTATCTCGGTTAGAACTGTAGTTGCTATTGTATTCTCTTTAACAAGGCTAATTAAAATATCTTGGGTAGTTTTAGCTTCCGCTAAGAGTTTCATTAATTCATCTTTATGTGCCATGTAATCTCGCCGACCCACATAAAAAATCACGATAGCAATAACTCCTCCAACACCTAATGGAGCCACTTCTTTTAAAATCGGAATTAAGTCCATTATTTCCTAGCCATTGTGATAATGATCTGTTGACTATCTTCAGATTTTACAACCCAGTTCTCATCCACAGTATATGGGCCTGTTGGTCTTACGCGCACTAAAGTACAGAGATCAGTAAGAATCATTCCATACGTACGTAATGTATTATCTTCTTTAATTGGGCAATCACTAAGCCCAACTCGTGTATATTTTCCTAATTGCCATTGTGTTGGCACTAACCGCGCGCCCGCGATAAATGATTTAGCACAGTCCCATTCAATTCCATCAGGCATAATTGAATTAAGACCAGATTCATGATGAAAACATGCACCGGCACCCATTAACTGGGCTAATGCAGCATAGGTATAAAAATCAGAAGGAATGTTAGACCTTCTACCTGGTTGATTAAAATCTGCCCCACCAATAGGTTCATCTCCTACTATTGGTCTTAACATTGCTGGATCATCATCAGTAATTGGTCCACCACCGTCTCTATACTCTAGTAAATGTTTTGCTTTACGCGGCCATTCGTTATCTCTTGGTGTGTGAACTGTGCAGTAAGATCCAGAAGGTAAACAAGTAGGATCATATTCACCAGTTGCCCAGGGAAAATTCCATGAACTTGTATTTAATTTTCCTAACAAACCATCAATATCAATGTTATTGACATGTGGTTCATTGGAGATTTCAAAAAATACATTCTTATGATTCTGGATGATTCCCGTAAGCCTATTAACGTGGAAGGCCATATCATCCAAAGCATAGTCAAACGTATGTGCTACAAGTTCACAATACATTCCTTCTTGTGAAAGAAGATTTAAGAATGAAATCAAGCCAGAACTATAGTTAGGATAATTATTTGGATCAAATCCCGGTCCCGGTGAACCAGTCCAATTAACTTGTGAGAATATACGCGCAACATTATAACCTGATGCTGACCATGTGCGAATATACGGAATAATATCTTCCCCGTCAAGGAATCGTTTAAATAATAAAAATGATGAGAAACCTTTATAGGGGAAGATATTATTCTGTTCGTCTCGGAATGTTGTACCAGAGACAGAAACTTTTGATATAATGCCAGGAGGAATTATCGGAGGAATTATTGGCGGAACTGTTGGAGTTTCTGAACACTTCTTAACAGGTCTAATTTTTCCTGTCTGTCCCATTCCAATAGGATTAGTAAACGAAGCATACATTGACCCGTTTTCTACCCAAACACGCGCACCAAATCCTTCATTTTCCCGATCAATAAAATTAAACTCACGACCATCAAGAAGCTCATCAAGAGTCCAATTAATAACTGTAACTTCTGGCTTCTTTAATGAAGATGGTGGACTAGCGGAGGGCGGAAGGGCGCATCCCGTTAATTGAGGTTGTGTATTAGGACCACCTAATGTATAGAAGTCAGAATGTGCTGATAATGAACTACTATCAAATACCGGAGAACCTGTTTGATATACAATCCACGAAGCATGAGATTCCCAACGAAGCCATCCAAACTTCTTAGAGAAGTAATAAAGCTCAATATATCGTCCTAATGTATGAACTCCATCAGAAGGATCATATACTCCAATAACTACTTCATCAATACCTAAATCTGGACCACAATCAAATTGCACGTAATGGTCAAGAACCCAGTATTGACTATTGAAATAAACTCGATTAGTTTCTATACAAGTTAAGGGATCAGCCCAGATTTCCTCATACGCGCCTGGATTAAATGCGTATTCTAACCCAACCTGCATATTAATTGGAAACCAACGGGTATCAGTAAATCTCTTTGAGAGAGGACCAGACTTATCTTCTAAATGATGGAGAATTCCATTCTCTTCTTTCCACAATTCATATGCAGTTGGATCACCAAACTTAACATACGCACCATTCACCATATTCATGGGATGCGTACCAGTTCTGGGCCACTGTGAACCAAACGGATTAATTGTAACTGATGTTCCTATTGGACTTTTAGCGGAGATAGGGCCAAAGTTATCTACTACTGGATTATAGATTGGAAGGGCGCGTAATTCTTCAGTCGTGCAAGTAATAGCATAAGCAGGACCATTTAATTGCCAATAATAGATTCCTACTCTATTACCTTCTTGATTCTTTCGGAGGAACATCGGGCCGTTATTGTCGAGAACTCTAATATTTGTTCCATCATAAACATGAGTTCCACCATTTTGACCCTGACCGATGTAAAGACCATTACCTAAGTAAACACATTCTGCTAATCCCGGAACGATATTTCTGCATTTATCTGATTGGATTGGTAGA